CGCAACACCGACGGTGGTGGAGGTTGGACGGATGCTGAGATCGAATCTGCCCTCGACTCCGGACTCTCTGTCCGCGCAGTCACCCACAACATCTGGGTCTCGGTTGCAGCCCAGTCAGCTCAGCTCGTCAACGTCTCGGAGTCCGGCTCGTCCCGCAGCCTCTCTGACCTCCACAAGAATGCCCTCAAAATGGCCAAGTTCTAAGTAGAGGACGACGCCACGGTAGACGTTGCCATGCGTCCGACCACCCGAAGGGCGACCCGGGCATGATCAGCGAAATGGAGATGCGCGTCCAGCTGCGCAACACCAAGGCGTTCATCGACGCCGACGCCGAGGAGATCACCATCATTCCCCGGTCTACCCGCGTCCCTGACGGCGCAGGAGGATGGGTCGACGAGACAGGGCCGCTCCTGCCGCCCGTCCGGGTGAGGATTGTCCCGGTAGACCCCGGTAAGGCCGTAGCATTCCCAGCGGAGGGGCGGCTCGACACCCCGGAGCACACCCTCGTCGCCATGCCGGGCACAGACATCCAGCGCTACGACAAGTTCCGCTGGCGAGGCAAGATGTGGCTGGTGGACAAAGTCCACAACAAGCCCGACTATGAGCTCAAGGCGAATCTGGTGATAGACAATGGCTAGTCCAGTCGGCATCGTCTTCGACGAGAACCTGCGCGAGCGTCTGGGAACCATCCAGAAGCGCTTCGAGCGGGCTGCCCGCATCACCATCGAGCGGAACGCTCCGCAGGTCGAGAACTACATGAAGCTCAACGCTCCGTGGACCGACCAGACGACCAACGCCCGAAACGGACTCGCAGCCCGCGCCTATGAGGACCGGGGTGAGTACGGGATCGTGCTCTTCCATCAGGTGGACTACGGCATCTGGCTGGAAACCCGCTTCGGCGGACGCTACTCCATCATCAATCCCACGATCGAGGCCATGGGGCCGAAGGTCATGCGGGACTTCGACCGACTTCTGGACAGGCTTTCATGAGGAAGACAATCAACGCGCTGCTCGATTCCGCAGGCACCGGGCTGACATGGCACCAGATGGGCTCCATCGACGAGATTCCGGCCAAGCCCTTCGGCATCTACCGCATGTCGGGTGATGTTCCTGGTGTGGTCTCTCGTGGTGGACCCCGCATTTTGAATGTGGAGTTCTGGGTACACGACACGCCGGGGTCATATCTGCGAATTGACGGTATGCTAAAGGCGTTGGAACTGAAGCTCGACGCTGTACAGCACTTCTCAGCAGCACCCGGGGAGAACATCGCAGAGGCCACTTGGCTCTCTCGGAGTCCTGATCTCAACGACGACGGCTTCAAGACCATCTGCAAAATGACGAGTTACCAACTGATCGGAAGAGGTTAGCATCATGGCAAAGTCCACCGCCACCCCGCAGACTGCGGAAAGCACCGAGACCACTGAAGCTCCGGCCGCAGCGCCCGCGCCCGCAGCCACCACCCGTGTTCTCGCCGCCTTCACCGGCCACGAGGGCACCACCCGCATCATCCGCAAGCAGGATCAGGACTTCCTGATCGGTGTGGATGGGATCGCCACCGAGGACCTCGTCTGGGAGGCCGGTTCCGGCCGCAAGGTGGATGTCACCAACACCCACGAAGAGGTGCAGGCGTACCTGCGCAAGTCCCCCGACTTCCGGGTCACCACGGTCGAGGTCCCGGCTGAGGCCGTCGACTCCGCCGGATAGGCTACGATACCATCATGAGTGACATTCGGTGCCCCAGCGGCATCCTCTTCGGCAAAGTCGAGGACGGAGTCCTCGAAGTGAAGTGCCGAAGTGAACGCTGTGGACACCGAGTGGACGGAGCGGTGATCCTCCACCAATTCGACATTCACTCGGGAATCCTCCTGGATACCAAGGTCTTCCGTGATCCAACCAAACCAAGAAAGGTCGTGAAAGGAAATGGCTGAAGCCCTTCCCTACGGTCTGCGGGATGTGAAACTGACCGCATACACCAACGCAACCACTCTTGCTACCACATCGGTGGACCTTCCCAACTCGCGGACCTTCAGCTTCGAAGAGGCTGAGGACTTCGAGGAACTGCGTGGTGACGACAAGGTCGTCGCAACGCGTGGCATGGGGCCGTCCGTGAGCTGGGAGCTCGAGTCGGGCGGTATCTCCTTCGAAGCCTACCAGGTCATGAACGGTGGAACCGTGACGACCACTGGCGTCGAACCCGCCATCGTCAAGAAGTACAGCAAGAAGGCTACCGACGCTCGTCCTGAGTTCAAGGTCGAGGGTCAGGCCATCTCCGAGTCGGGCGGCGACTTCCACGTCGTCCTGTACCGTTGCAAGGCCACGGAGTCTCTCTCCGGCGAGCTCGGCGACGGCACGTTCTGGCTCACGTCGGCTTCGGGCACGGCTCTGCCGTCCCGGATCACCGCGCAGAATGAGGTTCTGTACGACTTCGTGCAGAACGACAAGGTGACCCCGATCGCCTGATCAGGGTCCAAGGGTACTAACAAGGAGCACACGGATGCCAACCCAGCCCCAGGACTTCAAGAAGAAGTCCAAGAAGAACAAGTCCAACACCGTCAAGGCCATCTCCTCGGCGGCGGACTTCAAGCGCAAGGCCAACAAGCTCGTGGACGTCGAGCTTCCCTCCGGGAACGTCGTCCAGGTGCGCCGCGTCGATCTGCCCTCCCTGCTCGCAGACGGCGCGTTCCCGGACACCCTGATGGCGATCGTCCAGGACAAGGTCTCCGACGCCAAGGCACAGCCCGAAGCGAGCGAATCCGAGCTCGTGGAGGACATGCTCGGTGACACCGACAAGATCGCTGAGCTCTTCACTGCGTTCGACAACATCGTTGTCCGCACCGTGGTGCAGCCCGCCGTCCGGAACCACATCGATGCCGAGACCGGCAAGCCGATCCCCGATGACGAGCGCGAAGACGAGTTCGTCTACACGGACGAGATCGACCTGAACGACAAGATCTTCATCTTCCAGTTCTCCGTCGGCGGTGATGCGGACCTCGAATCATTTCGTGAAAAGTCCGGAACTGCTGTGGCAGATCTGGAGGATGTCGCAAAGCTTCAATAAGCTCCCCAGTGAGCTTCTTTTCGTCGAACGTGAAATCGATGCATTCGCTCTAAACAGAGCGGTGTGGCTATTCGGTTCCACGGTCGACGGGAAGATGGAAGCAGTCGAAGGCAAGAACGCAAAAGAAATCAGAAAGAAGCGTCTGAAGGTACTCCAGAAATACGTACCACAGGCAGCAGATGCTTCCGGATTCGCCGATCCAGCGAAAAGGGAGCAATAGCACATGAGCGGGTACAGCCTCGGAACGGCCTCGGGTCGGATCACCATCGATGGATCGATGGCAGAGAAGGGTTTCGAGGTTGCCCGCTCTGCTGCTACTCGATTCTTTGAAGGAATCAATCAGCAGGCCGAGTCCGTAAAGGACTTCGGAAGCACTCTCCAGAAGGCGTCTCTTGCGGGTGTCGCCGGGTTCGGTCTGGCAGTCAAGGCAGCAAGCGGCTTCGAAGCCCGTCTGTCGGCTGTCCAGGCCGTATCCGGTGCCACAGCCCAGGAGATGGATCTCATCTCCGAATCGGCTCTCCGCATCGGTGCAGACACCGCATTCTCCGCTAGCGAAGCAGCGCTGGCGTTCGAGGAGCTGATCAAGGCTGGCATCTCTGTTGAGGATGCCCTCAACGGTGCCGCCGACGCAACCGCCGCGCTCGCAGCCGCAGGTGAAATCTCCCTGCCCCGCGCTGCAGAGATCGCAGCCAATGCGATGAACAACTTCAACCTCGCCGGGTCGGACATGCCCAATGTGGCCGACAAGGTGGCCGGGGCTGCGAATGCCTCCGCCATCTCCGTCGAGGAGTTCGCCCAGTCCATGTCGCAGGTCGGCGCTGTGGCCAACCTCGCCGGTGTGTCCTTCGACGACACCGCAGTCGCCATCGCCGCCATGGGCAACGCGGGCATCAAGGGCTCCGACGCTGGAACCTCCCTGAAGACCGTCCTCACCAACCTGATCCCGACCACGGACGATCAGATCGCCAAGTTCCAGGAACTTGGTCTGATGACGTACGATGCTGCAGACGCCATGGCGGACATGCGCTCCAAGGGCATCGAGCCGCTCTCCGACAGCTACATGGACATCCGCAAGGCTGTCTCCGACTACCTGCACGAAACTCAGGGCATCTCCCAGGACACCAAGGAGATGGGCAAGGCAGTCGACGACTACCTGATGAAGAACGGCGCGATGCAGAACGCCTTCTTCGATCAGGAAGGCAACATGAAGTCGCTCCGGGACGTGTCCCAGGAGCTCCAGGACGCCACCAGCGGTCTCACCAAGGAACAACAGCTGGCGACCCTCGAACTGAT